TTTTGGCTTCTTTAATAATTAAGCCAGTAACATACATAGTATCTCTTTGATGGTGAATTTGTAGCGGCAGCACCTTCCAACCTCTTCTAGTTGCAATTACGGTTTCATCCGATCCAAAACGTGCCACGTCGCAAGAAATTTCTACTAATGCTGTATCTGGTATAATCTCTTTTACAACTGAATCGTCTGCATCCTCAATGATTTCAACCTTGTATGGTTCTCTTACCCGTGCTGCTTCGGCATTCTCTAGGGGAATAAATGCATCTGCTTCCCCACGTGGAAATTCTCCTTCTACACGAACCCGGTATACATCCGAACCGTCACCATACTTCTTTTTGAGCATTTCAATGTTCTCTTTGCTCGTCCTTGGTGAATCCATACTAGATACTTTGTGTGATTTATACATCGAGCGATCTTTATTATGTGAATCAAAAAAGACCCCACTAGTTTTAGTCGGGTTACCACACATAAATAACTTATTTTCTGCACCAGATAAAGTACCTAGTATCGCCTCCATAATATCATCAGCTATACCAGAAGCTTCATCAGCAATGAATAGCATAAAATCCTCATGGAAACCTTGCATATTTTCAGGGCGTGTTGCTGTTTTTGCAGTAGCAAACCAACGATCTTCATAACCTCTCATATAAATCTTCGTTTTCGTCCATTTAAGAAGATCTTTAATATGAGAAGAATTCAACCATTTAGCTACTTCTGCCCATAGTACATCGTATAACTGTTGTTTAGTTGGAGCAGTACAAATGATCTTCGGATAAGGTCTACAACATAGAAACCACAAAATTACCCATGATTCCATTGCTGTTTTTCCTACACCTTGTCCAGATCTGACCGAAACACGCGGATTGTCTGCTATATCTTGCAGTACTTCCTTTTGCCAATCATCCGGATCTACTTCAAGAATATCTTCAACAAAGGCTACAGGATCATCTACATAAATTTCAAGAAGTTCTGTGATAATAACCTCTAACATTTCTTCATTTGCAGCTACATTACTCGGGATGGGCATAATAATTATCCTTCAATGACCTTCCACGATATACCATAAAAAAGCATATCCCTCGGTTTCACTTTTACTTTTGCTACTATACGTTCTGTAGGAAATGAGTCCTTAGTTATAGATACATACCCAGCATCTCTTAACACCTTAAAAATATCTTCTTCTTTACAAAGTGCAAGTAATCTTGAGCTCTCTCTAACCATTTCTACTATCAAGACAACAACCTCCTTGTTAAAAAATAATTGCGTGTAATTTATATTACACGCTATAATATAGATAATACATAGCATATCAATGCAGGTTTATCGATGGTACATCTGCACTTATCTACCAAAAAATATTGCGTGTAATTAAAAGGAGTGTTTTTATGCATATACTAAATGAATTTATCGATTACATAAAAGACCAGGGGAAAAGCCCAGAAACGATTCGTGGCTATAAATACAAATTGCTCCACTTTGAAAAATGGCTAGGAGCAGTAGAAACTGATTTGTATTCTTTTTCCCGTTCCGACGTACAACAATATTTAGATGATCTTACTGCACAAAAGAAAAGCTCGGCTACTATTAATGGTCACTATGCTGCTATTAGATCATTTTCTCAGTTTGCTAATAAAACTGAATGTATTACAGACATTAGGATTGTTAAAGCTCCTAACTTATATCGTGAAGCACCTGTTGCTTTAGAACGAAAAGAAGTGCTTCGCATCATGAGAGAAGTTGATCGTAGTAATAATAAGAGAGATAAGGCAATACTTCTAACATGTATCTATGCAGGAATACGCGTTGCAGAAATAGTTGCACTTGATATAGATGATATTAATTTCACTGAAAGACAAGGTACTATTCGTATCAGACAAGGTAAAGGAAACAAAGAACGTACCATACCTTTGCATAAAGAAGCGCGCTATGCTATTACCGACTATTTAAAATCAAGAGAAAGCACAGCAGAAGCGCTGTTTTTAAGTAATAGACAGACTAGAATTAGCAAAAGAAGCGTTCAACAAATTTGTAATAATTACGGTATCAACCCCCACAAATTCAGACATACATTTGTTACAGATTTAGTAGATGCAGGAATTGACGATAAAACAATTCAAACTTTAACAGGTCACGAAAGCCCAGCAATGATAACTCGTTATCGCAGTGTTAGACCTGCAGATAAAGAAAATGCTATTGAGGCTCTTTATAGAGATAGAAATTAAGCGATTAGGATTCTTCCCTTTTCGCTTTTCTTTTTTCGAAAATCTCCGCCAAATTGGAAGCCCACGTTTTCGCTTGATTTTGTTGTTCTCCTGCTGCTCCTTTTTCTTTTTCCCACTTTTCTTCTAAAATAGCTAACTTTCTTTCTTCGATCGCTAATCGATGTGGGGTTGTTGTTGTTAACTCATGTAGTTTAGCAACTGCCTTCAGTTTTTTATCCTGTATACGAGTTAATGCTTCTTCATGAGCCAAAACAGCAGCAATCGTATCTCCTTCTGTTTCGGTTATACTCTGTTCCACCATTTTAAATTCTGTAACTTTTATATTTTTATATGTTCCAGGATTCATTAAATCTTCAACCTGCACAGTTCTTTTTTCTGGCGTTCTTTCTTTTATAATCGTTCGCTCATACGGTGAAAGACCTTCCCGTAATGCTTTTATTCGCAACATGATAACTCGCTCACGATACATAAACAACTTTATGCTATCTACACACTCTTGCACTGGATCAATTTCATCGATTTGCAACATTTCCTTCTCATCTTCATCTAACGCGTCCATCCATAGACTTCGGTATTCTCCAGTTTTTACTGCATTACCATTTCTTAACGGAGCAGCGCCACCTTTGTTGCCTACTGCATTTTTGTTACCGATAGGAGCAGCGCCACCCTTATTACCAACTGCATTTTTGTTACCTGCTTGGGCCCCTTTCGATTTAGGAGCGTTCCTTTTGTTAATAGGAGCGCTCTCTTTGGATTTAGGAGCGTTCCCATTCAATTCTTTTTCTAATTCTTCTTCCCAATTATCTTGAGATTTCCATTTACGAATAGTACTAGCAGGTACTCCAATTTGTTTTGCAATATCTACTAATTTATTTTCGTTACCGCTTTTTTTGTTATCTATCCATATTTTTTTAGCTTGATCCCGTCTAGGGTCTCTTCTTCTAGCCATCTCTCATTTCACCACCTCCTATATACCTGTTCGAGTTTGTGTTTGTTTCATCAAAAATTTATATAGAGACGTCCTCAATTTGTTTACGTAATTTACTCATTTCACGAGTAATCCTGTTTTGAATCTTTTTGATTTGCTTCTGATCTCTGCGAATTGCATCGTTTACATAGCACATAACATGCTCCGTTTCACAATGCGAACACACATCATAGCACTTCTCAATTCGCCCTGGAAGATTAGCTACTTTAAGTTCTTGTTTATAATCCTTATTACAAGCAGAGCAAACTACTGTAACAGCCATAATATTCACGCCCTTTTATTTAAAATCTTTACGCAAATAAAAAAGAGCGCTATTAAAGTACAGCACTCTTGTTAATCTTTTATTCATTTTATCCGACGTTCCCACCCCTACGCATTCCAGCTGTCAGAAAATTTCCTGATACACTATCATTTCGGAGATACTAACCCGTATATCCTTTGAGATTTTATATCTCTTTGGACCAACAATAAATATACAACTCAGTAGACGATCATTGGCCCAAAGAGAGACAAAAGCCTCTCCCTGTTAGTTGAAGATCATGCTCCAGAAACGTTGTTAAAGACGAAATAACTTTGTGAGTAGTTACATATAAATCAACAAGTGAAAGCGATAATGAATTTGAATTTACCTTATACACTCTTTATTAGAAATCAAGAACGTAAATTCATTCAATTCACAACCACCATTTTGATCCATATAAATTGTGAAGTCTAGTAGACATTCCTGAATGGGATTTCTTGTTACTACATCAGCATCCACTCTGACATAGCAACAAAGAGAAATAATACAATGGCATTTTGTATCTTTTGAGAGCAAGGAGTGGACACTCTTGCTCTCAATAGGATACAAAATTAAAACCTCTTTTTTGAAAAAGGAGCCTCGTTATGAAGCTCCTCACCTGTTTTTCGTACCTTTGCATAATATAGATGGAATTGAGGGTACAGGGCTGACGCACCCTCAATATACCCTTTTAGCATATATCTACTAAAAGAATATATGGAGAGGCATGTGGATATTTAGTTAAACAAAACACCCACATCCTCAGAGGTTACGGAGGTAACAAGTCTAAAACAATTTGTCTGTTTAAGATATTTTTCTCTATAATAACATAATACCACATCCGAAATGTATTCTTTAAGCATATTTTATGCAATTTATCTGCTTCTTTACTGCAAATAAAAACACCCCATCTATTCTGGAGTGTTTTTATCCTTGTTTAAATACTTTAATTCACGTAAATGTATTGCTAATTTATAAAACGCATCAGATTGAATATTATAAAATGTGCGTTCTGATACATCTAGAAACTCCTCACAAATCTCTTTATCTATGTAATCCTCAAAATCGAGGTATTTTTTCACAATTAATATCCGTTCTCTTTTACTCAATCTATTTACTGCACGCATTATTTGACCCATAAAAACTTTGCGTCTATCATTTTCCTCCATATTACGAATAACTGTATCTTCTGTGCTGCTATGAAACGAATTCGTATTGGTCGGTGGAGCAATATTAAAACTTTGCGTGATCTTGGGTAAATTTTCTTCTTCCATTTCGTACATATATTCTTTGTATTGATATAACTTAGCTTCTACTGCTTCTTTTGTGGCATCCCTATCAACCTCTTTTAATGTCGAGGAGATTGATTTCTTTTTTCTTGTTCGTCCTATTTTCCCAGGTTCTTTTACGCTCATTTTCTAATATTGCCCCTTTCTTACTATCTATCTAATTACTCTAATTGTTTTCCCGCTACATCTTGGATTATAAGCTCCCATGAGATACTTAATATCATGTAACGTTAGCTTTTCTTGTTGGTTCTTCTTTTTATGTTTCGCTCTCTTTTTACTAATCACTCCTGATTTCATACAGCTACCTCTTTCCCCTTATGGAATTTTTAATTACGTAGTGCTGCTGTATCTTCTTTTAATTCCGCATCTTCTTTTAAAGAGACTTAACTGTCTATAATCTCAGCCCCACATCTCTCTAATGCTATTTTCGCTATGTCCTGCTGCAATTAATGTTTCAAATTCTTCTCCGGTATGAGCTGGCCGCTCTTGTTTAATTTTATTTAACTCTTCCTCATCTAGCTTGTACTCAATTACTTCACTAGAAATTCGATTTATATCTTTAGCAAAACGCATAGGACCTAATTGACGTGTGGATCTGGAACCTTTATAAAAAAGTGACATTACAGATCTCCCCTTCTTCGCCATCAAAATAAGCTTTAGCCTGCCAATACATAAAGAATACTTCTGCTAACTCACCACTTGGTGAATAATTGAATATCTGCTTTGGAGAAACTTCAATCTTATACGCTTCTTTTAACCATTTAGAAATAAGCTCGCACATTTCTTTCATTGTTACGCCTTTATCAGCGTTTTCTGGTTCTGGACTTGTACATATATTACTTGTCGGTTTAATCTCCTTCGACTCACCATTAACATCGTATAAGTATTTAATGCTCCCCATTCTCCTAACCTCACTTTCTATTCCATTTTTTCTTTGCACTCTTCAAGAAAATCAATAACTTCCTGAACATGCGCCTTTGTTATCATGCTTTCCATTACGTATCCTTCATCGTTATAAACATTAACCTTACTCCCTTTAAACTCCATTCCACACATTCCATCTGCACCGAATAGTCTTACGTTATCTTCCATTCTATTTACCTCACTTTCTACCAAAGGATTATTTTGTTAAGTTTCTTTTGTATGGGACCGTAACCGTAGCCCTAAACGAACTGCTAGGTTTCCCCCAATCTATCCCTATTACCGTTTGTTTATGCTGTTCAATACCGGTAACAAAACCATCTACAAGTGCTTGTCCTAATTCTCTGCCTTCTCTCGCTGTCATTGGATACATCGGTGTCCCATCATCAAGAAGCATGATTGGTTTTCTATTTTTACTATATTTACGTTCTTTATTATTTCTCCCAATTGTAAGGCGAAATATATCTTTTAATTTCCACATTTCCTTCTACCTCCTGAATAAAACTCAATATTCCGTCAATACTGTAAACAACCCATTTCTATTACCTGAGCAGTTAGCTTTTGCTGGCTGCTTTTTTATCGTTTTGGATGGCCACACGCTTCTTTATAATCCCAATATCCTTTACATTCAGTTGAATTAGGTGTCATTTTGAAATCCGCTAAGCTTTCTGATACACATTCCTTAGAGTTATTACGATTAGGAAAATACATATTCCAGTAACATTCCGTACAGCTACAAGTTAATTCTTGATCACCTTGTACTTGGGCCACCTTAGTAAATAACGCTTCAAATTCATCAACCATATCAATTCCCCCTCGAATAAATTCCTAAATCTCGTCCATACTATAAATACACTTGTATTCTGAACTTCCTTCTTAACGTTTTTTTTGGAGAGCAGTTAGCTTTTGCTAGCTGCTTTTTTATGCTAATGACGAATCAATTAGTAATGTCGAGTTATTACTTGCATGGAAGTCACACGCCGCTTCAAAATAATGTTTCCCACCATATTTTATTGTTGCATTTATATACATTCCAAAGGCTACATCCTTTTTAAGCTCTTCCGCCTTACCTTCTGTCATAACTTCAGCTATTGAGTTACCACCAACTTCAGTTTGATAAATTTCATATGCCTTTTTCTCACTTTCTGCTGCAACCATAGCCCAATATTCATGCTTATTAAATTCAAAGTATTTCATATCCATTCTCCTTTTCCACAAAATGAAATTTTTGTTTAGTTTTCTTTATCCCATCCTTGATACTTTCTGAATAATTCAGCCATTGTCATATTGTTATGTTTTGCTAGATCTTTAGTTAGGGCACATACATTTTTAAAAGATGTACATCCTTTTTCTATATCGAGATATTCTAGCAAATTAACATGCCAACCATTAAAATATGGTCCCTCACCGTCATTAACTTGTTCCGCCCAACAAATTAGCCTTTGATTATTAACTGTTATCGTGACATTCGGTATACCTTGATTACTTCCCTCACACCAATGCCAACCGCCGCTTTTCCAATGACAATCATCCGTATCTCTTTTGCTTGCATCATCACTCAGTATCTTAAAATCCTCATCCGAAACTTCATATACTTGATATGATGTTGTTTCGTCACCGTATGTTCGTGTAGCATTAACCCCTAATCTTTTTAAATCTTCAGTTATGTCTCCTTGTACTAGTATTTCTTCCATTTTAATTTCCTTAGTTAAATTAACAGTTCCGATTTCTTCGTAGGGTTCTACTTTGTAACCTTTTTCTTGTAGTATTTTTAATACTTCTTGCGCATCCTTCCATGCTTCTATACCTTGTCCAAACTTAATAGTCACTGTATTCATTTTTCATTCTCCTTTTCTACTAAAATGAAGTTTTTATTAAGAATCATTTCACGATTAAATTAACTTGTTTCCACACTTCTATCTTTTCATATCCAACATTCAGTCCGTTAGCTCTTAACCCTAAAATCGCTTTCTGAGCATCACCCTCATCTGCAATAACAGATACGTTACTTTTTCGAGCAAAAGTATCTAATGTATAAATTACATACATAAAATCCATTAGTTCACCTCACTATCTAATAAAATAGCGTTTTGATTACAATTTATAATCATGTGCTGCCTGCCTTAAGAATTTTCTTACCGCGCTCTTCTCTCTTTCTTCTGGATTAATTACAAGCTCAGTCACCTTAAACCCCAGTAATTCAGCACCTTCTATATTTCCTCTAAGCAAGTTGTGTAAATTATGACTATAATACTCATCCGTTACCTCAATCACTAATTCAAGCTTGCGACCAGCAGGAAATGTAATCATGTTTGTAGCTGCTCTATATGTTTCATCTTCTTCCATTCGTTTATTGTGCCGACGTAGTTTTTCTTCAAATTCTTCAGATTTACTGATCTTTATCATTCCACCTCACCTTTCTCCCAACTAACGTTTATTAATATAACCCCATAAGTTATCAATCTTTTCGTTTTGTATATCCAGCATTTCCTTATAAGTATCTAAACGTTCTTTTGAGTGTTTTAAATCCAACTTCATACAAATGGTATGGCCAAACAAAATACCGATAATCATCCATAAAACTAACTCCATTACCTTCACCTCACTTCCATACAAGATAGCGTTTTTTATTAAAATTACGTCATCTTATCCATTTCTCACCTGGAAAATCTCTCTCATATATAAATTTACGAAGTTGGTTATCTGTCATTGTTTTTATGTCTGAAGGATTAATTTTGCATACGTTCCCTCTCATTGCTTCATATTTGATATACTCAGCCGCTGTCACTTCAAGCTCTTCTCTTGAAAATCTTCTCAAAACATCCTTTACTTCTTTAGTTTCTTGATCTGCACTCAATTTGACGCCCCCCTATCAAATAACGATTTTATAGAAATTTAACGTATATAAAACGACTCGTATTAATGTGCTGCGTGTATATATCGTGCTTTCTAAATAACAAACTAAAACTATTCTTCAATACATACTTTTTAAATGATTTCTTGATATGAGGAAGCCTTTCCCAATCATCTTTCTCTTTTTGTAATTGACTTTCAACAAACTTCCATCCGCCCCTAAGATCAATAACGTTTGTTGAAAAACATGCTCTTATCTCTTTTACTTGAAACTTCCAATCCAAAACTGCAACGTAATGAGGCAAAGGCGACGGCTTTACAATTTCCCCGTTATCAAACTGAAAATATAGCTTGTACAAAGAAGCACCTCTCTTTCTCCAAAATAAAGATTTTATTAAGGTTTCCGTTTACGTATAATGTCCTGGATCAGTTGAATGATCGCAATTTTTGCAATGATAATATCGACCTTCTTCATAAACCCAGCAGTCCGGATAGCCGCAACACGAGCATGTTGCCCACTCACATTCACACTCAGGATCATCAAGCTTAGCTCCACACCCCATACATTTATCATTTATCCCAATCCGTTTCATATATCTTTCATTCCCTTTCTAAAATAAGGATTTTATATAGTTTCATTCTGGCCTTACTGATAAAAACTGCTCACCATCAAACCACTCCGCATATTCCCAACAAATTAATGTTAAATCGAAGGCGTTGCAGCCTAAACCATCTTCAAACTCTACACCTTTTGGTAATAAGCTTCTTATAATACTTTCATTCTCATCCGTTACCTCAACATATGCGTAGTGTAGAATTTCTCCATCTGCATCATAATCTTGGATTCTAGGTACTAAACTGTTTAACAATTCCAGACCTTTTTGCTTATCCATTCCTTTCCCCTCCAAAATAAGAATTTTGTTTAGTTTTCTAGACTATCCCTAAGTTGTTTAATCCATTTATTTCGTAAGTTTACACGCTCAAGTTCCTTTTCGTGTTCTTCACGGTGATATTTAATGTTTTTTTCGCACATTGCAATTTTTCTTTCAAGCCATTCTTCAGGACTCAATTTAACTACCGAATCCGGATCACAAAACTTTAAATTACAATCCCATTGAATACTTTCTTCTAGCTGTTTTATAGCGAATTCTTTTAACTCTTTGTGTTCAGAAGAAGGAATACTCCAAGCTTTTACTTCATTTAATGTTTTCTCATACCTGGCTTTCATCTCTAATGCCCTTTTTCGTTGTTCATGAGCATTACTGACACTTAATAAGTAGTCGTTCTCAGCTTGTTTTTTCGCTTCTTCTAATGACATATTTCTATAATTTTTTAACTGTTCTTTATCTTGCTTGATGCTTTTTAAATGATAAGAAGTTGGTTTGAGTTCATCTGGTATTGGCGTGTTTAACGGCTCGTCCCTCATTTGAACTAACGCACCAAATGCTCGTGCACATTTCAGAACAAAGTCCTTACCAGAAACCTCTTTACCTTCATAAATATCACTTGTATAACCTGTAGGCATTCTACATCTCTCCCATTCTATTCAAATAACTATTTTGTTAAAAATCAGTTTTCTATATTCACTTTGTTTTCTATAAAATATAATGGATTTAAATCAAGAGCAGTGTAGTAAGTTCCACCTATTTTGACTGTGTTTTTCTGACGATTATAATCCTCTATAAGCAGCAAAGCTTTATCGTTATCTGCTGGCGTTGCAATGTCACCTTCTTTAAATTCATCCATAGCGCGTCCATGTTTTTTAAATACTCTACGACGCTTTTCTTGTGCGACTTCTTCTGGATTCGCTTTTCTCAATCCATCATCCCAATATGACGCTAATCCCTCACGCATATTGTCTGTAGCTACATACCGTCCATCTTTTTTTGTAACCTTTCCGATCAATGCATCTTCTTCATGACATACCCAGTCCCCAACTTCTAACGGCTCTACATAATCTACAAATTCTCTACTGAAGAAGGACGAAATATCAATGATCACATTTTGCCATGGTAGTTCCGGTTCTTTCATACTAAATTCAATTAAATTTAATTCCATGTTGTATCTATAAAGCGACTTACCATCATCAATTACATTTGTTTTCAATCTTTCAATTGCTTCAAAACCTGTATATTTTTTCATCTTTCATTCCCCCGATTTTTATTAAAATAACGCTTTTGTTCAATTTACCCTTACTATTCTCCCTTTTTGGTCTTTCCCTATTTCATAGATTTTTCTACAATGCCAACAAAACAAATCTTCACCTTTTTCTAAACCTTTAATTGGTAAAGGTCTATACATACTAGGAAGACCTTTTTGCGTTACTCCTGTAACAGCGTATATATAACCTCTAAAAGCTAGTGGACTGCCACAATCACATCTAGGCTTTTCGTATCTAGCCATTTCTCCACCTACTTTTCTACAAAATTCAAATTTGATAACAACCCAGAACTTCCTCATTTAAGAAAGTCCTGGAAATATAATTTATTTAACTTGAATCATCGGATTAGCTTCACCACTTACTTGCGGTAACTTACCATCCCATTTTTCAATTTTTTTAATTTCTACAATTTCTGGAGTTAAAGACTTCTTAATAATCTGATTGTAGCTTGCGTTTTCTCAATCTCTGCTTTTTCAAGGTTTTGTTGAGCGTCTACTACTCCTTTATTCACTTGCTTTATCCAGCCATATCTTCAGTGAAAAATAGAATTTCTAAATTTTCTGTTGCTACTTCATAAGTTTGATGTGAATTTATAATTTCTACTGTTGCTCTATCACCTATTACGTGTAAAACACGAGATGCATACACGCCATCTGTTACAATATCACCAGAACGATACTCATTTGGCTTGCGTCCCTTTTGTGCAAATACACGTCTTACACTTTCTGCATTGATTTCTTCTACTGTTGCATATCTACATTTATTCGCATGATTGTATCCCCAATCACCATGTATTGCTCCTTCACACCCCCACGATCCCCATAACTCTACCTTGTTTTTAAAAGTATCCTTAATTACTCGTTTCACTTGTGTAATAACTTTGTTATCTTTCGATTCGCACACAACCCATCGACCAGTAGTTACTTTCTTTTCATCAATTTGTAAATTCATTTCCTATCTCTCCTTAATTCAAGATTTATGAATTCAAACTAATTTGCTATATAAGTTAACTTTCTGCGATTCATTCGTTCCTCTCTCAATGGAATAACCATATTGGCCCAATAAGACCTCTTCGCACATTCTGATCGTGTTAATACTGGCGTTGTTATCGCATCCTCCATATTCCATTTCAATTTTTTAAGCCGATCATAGACTGTACTTCGTTTTAATCCAATTCTCTCTGCCTGTTGTAATTGTTCATATGTCAGTACACATCTGCATTCATTTGCACGCTCCAAAGCTTCCTCGCGACTCAATGGATGCTTAGTCATTGAATCTATTAAACTCCATCCTCTTTTTCTTCGGTTATTAAATGTAGTTCTGCTAATATTATTTTTTAAAGCAATTTCTTTCACTTTAGACCATTCTGATTTTCGAGGTGATTTAGTTATTGCGAGATTTTTATCCCAACCCAAATTTCTAATCCTATAATCTAATAAATTGCGACCAATTCCGTGTTCAGCTGCTATTTCATATTCTTCCGGAGTAACATAATAGTCATATGGCGATTTCATAAAACACATCCTCCCATTTAAATTCAAAATGACGACTTACAAGTCCGAATTAGCCTTAATATCCGTTATCTTGACGTAGATGGTTCACTTGATTTTTCTCTATATATGCCCGCTCAATTTCTTCTAAAGTAAATCCGAGCAGTTCACCTAAACCTAAGTAATGTGAAAATAAATAATCAGCCTTATGCTTGTTTGGATCATCCTTAAGTACCGAAGCTAACCTGTACAATTCAAAGAACTGTTCTTTTACATCCTCGTATTTTATTGCCACTGGAAATGTCATCTTTACTTCTAAATCGATACATAAGCTAATTGCAAAATGTAATCCGTCTACATACTCCTCAAGTAAAGGATTTTTATCTACAACCAAATACCCAGCACATTTTTCGCAATAATACCAATGATTCCCCAATCCGTGGACACCGAACTTTTCATCGATAGGTGGATTATTCCTTGTGTATCCTTTTTCTTTACAATCTGGACAACTCTCCCTACGAAACGTCCTTGGTTTTCGGTCATTACTCCAAAACTTGAACATTCTCCATTCCTTCATACATTCTGCCACTTCATCGATAAAAGCTAATATACGCAATTCAAAGGTTTCTTCTCTTGAAAGCCCTTTATCCTTTAATACTCTTTCATCAAAACCTTCTTGCATTTTAAACAGTTTAGTAATGTTCATATATTAACCTCTCCTTACACTTTTAATTTTTGCCCCTGGTATTAATAAACTGCAGACGATATAACGCGCCTCATGTTCATCTTTTGCATTTTCAGTAACACTGAGTGTTCCTTCCATTGGTGGAAGTTCGTATTCGATTACGAATGGATACATACAGCAAGACCTTCCTTTGCTTTACGACAATCTTTTACAATCTCTCCATTTTGACCAAAATAAACAATCTCCCAACGTGGATCAGCTTTAGATACATATGGCATCCCATCATATACAACTAGCAAATCCGTTTTATGATTCCCTACGATTGTGGCCATCTGTCCAGCTATTTCAACTCTCATCCCCATATACGCAAAATCAATTTTTCTGAACTTGCACATTCTCAAAAAATCTTTTTCTTTGCTGTAAAACTGCTCTAAATTATCTAGCCCAATATATTCGCAATTTACTCTTCTTTTAAAATCGGCATATGGCATGTTTGTCTTATTTAATTTGAATTCTTTATAAAACATGGATACCGCTTGCGCTTCTGAATGAGCAGAAATTTTCAGTTCATGAAATTTACCATTTAGTTGGATAGATAATTGATAGCGATACTGTACAGTCATCTATGTATCCTCCTTATATTTCGATTCATTTTTTTGTAAAAGGAACGCCAACTCTTTAACACTTAATTCCCAAAGTTGACGTTTTCCTATTTTATAAATCCCTTTATTAATCAGCTTCTCTATGATGTACTGCTTGTCCATTAGTCCTCCAAATCAACTCTATCTTCCGCTAAATATCGCAGAGTTAATTCTGATGCAGATCGAGAAGTAGCTAAATATCCATCTTCCTCATTTCCATAAAAAACAACTACATTTCCATCCTTATCTGTTTCTTTTTCAACACGAACTGCATTGCCTTTCTTATCAGTTGCTACGTCATACGGCTTAAATAGATTGAATGTTCTGTTATTTTTAATGAACGCTGCAGTACGTTGTAATTCTTTTACTTCTTCTTTCGTCGCAATCCGGACATCAAACGTATCACTCGGTATACTTCCGTCTTCGTCATAATCATATCGTCCTAACTTAAATTCGATAGCATAATCAAAATGAACATGGAATCCTACTGTTTTTGTGCATCTTGCTATCCATTTAACCATTGAGTTTTCATAAACAAAATAATCTCCCTTATTAATTACAGGACCTTCAACTTCATACCCATCTTCAATCGCCCTTGCAAGTTTTATAAGATTACCCTTTTCGAATAGCCAACTTGTTTCAAACAATTTATGAGCTTGTTTATCTAATATCTCCCACATAGCATTTGGTGAGCTTGAATATGCTTTTAAATCTAAAACATTTGCAATTTCCTTAGGGATTTTCACTGGTTCTGTAGCTGTTTCTTTTATTTCATTCTCTACAACAACCATGTTTTTTCCGTTCACGAAAGCTATACCTTCCTCAGTTGCTACCACCCACTTTTCAGGCACTTTTGCTTTCCCAAGGATAATTCCCAAAATACGATTACACCCACAGTTGCATTTCACTTCTTGTTTAAATTTAAATTCTTTCATTTTCTTTTCCCCTCTCGTCATTTCAAATATCTATCTACTTTTAATGGCTCAAATCCACTATCTAAATAAATGCGTAACTTCACTACTTTTCCTTCGTCTCGCATTTTCTTACACAACTCTTCAGCTGCTTCCCAACTAAAATTTTTAACTTTAGATCTTTGATACCTCCATAGCGCTGTTACATAATCTACAAACATATCAAACCTATAATCTGGCCCTGTCTTTTTAATGGCTTTCTTGGGAAGCTCTTCTACATCCTTAGCATCCCTCGGTATCTTCGCTAAAACATCCGTAAAGCTAACCTTTCCTTTACGTTGCTTCACATGAGCCTTGCGAATATCAAATTTTACGATATCCGGTTCTACATCAAATATATCCAGCTGCCTATTCACCACGTCACCACCTATCCGCCACAATAACTATATTGCTAACTTTTTTATCTCTTCAGCAACTTCTCGCAATGCTTTGGGACTTAAAATTAACTTTCCTCCAGCTAAAACATAATTATCTTGGCTAATATCGCCTGTTAAATGGCATGCATAAGCAGATTTATACTTTCTTAAAACAATTTGTTCTTTATTTAGTAAAAATTCAATCGGCTCATTATTATCAATTTCTAGGGTACTACGAAGTTCCATTGGTATAACCAGACGTCCTAACTTATCAATTTTTCTTGCAATACCTGTATCTTGTAGTTTTCTAACAACCACGTTTTCTCCATCTCTAAATATTTCTACATAATCCCCATCTGTAATTTCTAATGTACGTCTTAGTTCCTTAGGAATAACCAAACGTCCTAACCCATCTATGTTTCTTACAATACCTGTTGTTCTCATTTTCATTTCTCCTTTAACTTGTATTTTTATATTCCTCACTTCATCACCATCTCACCAAGTTTAAAAATCAAACAGAGATAGTTGTTTTATCAATTCATTTTCTGTAGCATCCTTCATTACTTCCAAAACTGCGGGACCTGCCTTTTTCTCAGATATAACTGGCGGTTCGCCCTCAAACTGCCGCAAATTTATAAAATACTTCTTAGGATAGCATCCCAAAGGCTTCCCATCATCAACCCGATATACATAGCAATTATTACTGGATTTGCTATTTGAATATTTACTTCTACTCAGAAGATAACTCTGTCCCACTTTTAACGTAAGAGTTTCAACTGTACTTTCCGCTAATACAACCGCTTTATCTTCTAATTCGATTTGCGAAACAACAGATCCATCTTTAGGTCCTTGCTTTATATGTTCCATTCCTACCCGTTTGATATAGTGACCATCTGAATCTGGTTGCTCCATCTGCAATTGAATCCCAAACATCTCACCAGGAATAATAAATTTCACTAATCCCCAACCACTAAAAAGCAAGTCTTCAACATATACCCGATCCCCTTCAGCAATCATGTAATCTCCCCCTAATTAAATTGTGGCAGCGCAGCAAGGTAATCTAAAGCGATTCCGCGTCCTGGTCCACATCTTATACACTGATCTATGAAGAATTGGCGCGGGATACTTTTCCTTTCACCTTTAACTGCTCCGCTCCACCATTCTGCTAATTGGTCTAACATAATTATGTAATGTTCATGATGTACTGCGAACTCAACCAACATAAAACTGATCCCCTTTTGTTGTTGATGCTTCCTTAAATATGTCATCTGGTGGTGCTTTATATTTTGCAAAGGGAAACTCGCTTTATTCGTTGTACTCTTTGCGTCAAACGCTAGAGAAATACCATTACTAATCCCTTTGTAATCAACGGTACTTTTATGCTCGTACCACCCATCTGCAACGCGCCCTTTATCATTTAACGCTTTAACCTTTACAGGAACAGCTACTTTATCTATCAAAGCAACCTCACGCGCATCGTATTGTGCATTGGCAGTTTCAATTGCAATTTCTAACGACTTCCCTCTATTTGCGTAATTCGTTGCTCTTTTCACCATTTCACCACCTACTTACCATGATTAAATTTATCGTTATATAAGTTTGTTAGTTGTTCATCAGTACATGAGTTCAAATACTGTTCACTATAATTACCATTCAAAGAAAGCAGGGTAATCATTTCCTCTCTCGTCATTCGAGTTCCCACCCTTCAAATCAGATTCAGGAACATAATCAGTAATCTCCCATTCTATTGCATCGTGCATTACATTCCCTCCTTTGCAATTCTCTTATCGCTTCTGCTTTAACCTTACTTTCGCATGATTCAAAACGAATAATTTGGTATAGCTGACTTAGCGTTGCTGTTTCCACTTAAAACTCCCCCTATGTATTCATTAAGGATATGTTGCTTTAAGCATAAATTTACTTCAAAAAAAATTTAACTTCTATATCTAATATATCCGCTATAGAAGTCGCTACACGTAAGCTAGGCGTCTTAGAAAGCCCCTCAATCCCAGCATAGTAACTCCTATTAATACCAACCATTTCAGCTATTTCCCATTGTTTTAAATCTTTATTCTTTCTCGCAGTTTTGATAAGGAGAACTTTCTCTTTCTTGTCCATATATCTCCCTCGCTTTTGTATGCTATAAGCAACATTTTCAAATTGATTATATACCATGTATTGGAACAAAACAACCACTTTATGTATTTTTGCATATTTTTTCTTGCCAATTAATACATAATGTTGCAATTAGCAGACAAAAAGACGATAATAACTATATGGGCATATACTGTGAAAGGAGATGTGGATGTGACTAATACTGAAAAAAACATACACTCAATCTCTCAAAACTCCGAACTACACGTTTCTTCCAACGAAAACAGGAAAGCGGAAAAAGAAAAAGGATTTATCCCTTCGAGAGTTAGATATTTAAGAAAAAAACATAAATTAAAAGTAGAAGAAATTTGCAAATATGTTGATGTTGCAAGAAGTACATACACTAACTATGAGCAAGGGCATAGAACACCACCACCAGATAAAATGAATAAACTGGCAGAAATCCTACAAACAACTCCAAATTATTTAAGTGGTTATTCTGACATAGAAGAACCTTTAAATGATAATTTAAGGGCAATTATATCTGCTTCTAATTTAAACTGGGATGGACAAAAACTAACAGATCAACAAAAAGAACAAATTGGAAATATCATTAATGGTTATTTCCAATCCATACCGAAATAAAAAAGACCGCCTATACATTAAGCGGTCTTTTTTACGTATTCTTCAATTTGCTTATATAATTCTTCTGGCATATCACCTTTTACTAGACATTCAGATAAAACGTTATGTAAATTCACTTCTTTTCCTTTCAATCCCGATTCATTAGCAGCTTCTTTCAATGCATTTATTATCTTTTCCATTTGAATCCCCCTTGTTGTTTTAATAAAAAAGTTTAGTGTTTTTTCACTTGTAAATAATTTAAACTCCCCTTGAAACACTGAATGACACCGCTATTCGCGGTGCCATTCAGTGAATTCATATTTAGCCGACGCTTCCTCCTGGATCGGCCATGTAATAGACTTGCTTGCTGCTCTCTTGTTTTGAAGCGTTTTCTGTATTTGCATTTCCTACTACCGCCATAGTCACGGATAGCGCAATTAGCGCTGCTAGTATTTTTTTCATTCTGTTCACCTCTACCCAAGATTGGAAAATATATAAATAACTTGAAAATAATATATTCTTATTGTAACATTACAAACGCGATTTTCAACATAAATCTTAGATAACTTATAGATAATCCCTTATAAAACGCTGGGGTATCTGTGCGTAGAACTCGTTTCCATGTTGCTTAAAGAGTAGAATCGATTGTCGAAAATAGTATTCTTCACCTGTTGCCAAGCCCATATAGTGCCATTGAAACGCCGTCCATGACCCTTTATCTTCTTTAATATCCTTAAGCATTTGAATTCCTTCTTCAATCTTTCCTTTTTTAATCGCTAAATGCGCTTTTTCTCCCAAATCCGCAGGGTCAATTTGATCCAAATCTATTTCATAATTTATTTGTATAAAGTCTAAAGTTTGCTGGCATTCTTCAATTTTATCATTAAATCTCTTGGTATTTTCATTTTTCAGAATCTCAATTCCCTTTTTCACCAGTACCTGGCTTATAAATATATCCTCAAACATATAAGAAATACCAAGAAATTCATATATAGATGCTAAGAATCGCGGAAACTCTTTCGAAAGTTCATTTTGAATAACTTCTTTCCCAATTTCTCTTACAACTTCAATATTATTATCCATGAGGTTCGCCACTAGTTGTAATTCTTTCATTCGAATATCGCATGCATCTTTAAAATAGCCTTCTCTTAAACTTTCTACAGTTGGTTCTTCTTCATTTTGTTCTTCCTGTGTCGATACTTCTTCATTTTGTTCTTCCTGTACATCTTGTTTGTTTTCTACATAAGGTACCGTTTTTATTAGACTAGTGAATTCCTTCATATCAGAAAACGAATACATTAATATGATCGATTTTAAAACTTTCATTTCAGCATAACTACTCTTAATTGTGCTATTTGATAGTGTTTTAAACAATTTTTCCCCCACAAGATTCCCTTGCGCACGCTCACTGAGAAACTCGTAATGTAAAGACCATTCTCTAACCATTTTACTGTTAGAAGATTTACCTCTAGCAATTACAGCGTTTAATAATTCAATATTGCTTTGTGAACTAGCGAACTCCATTGCAACACATAAATTCAACGGTTTAGACGTAGCTTTGCAAAACCTTAGCATATATTTTTGTACCAAAGATTCTTCTTCATACACATAACGAACAAGCTTCACAAAATTTAAAAAGCTAATCTTCGTTGCCCCTCTAAAATACTGACTCACTAACCCCTTAGACACGTTTAATTCATCTTTAATTTGAGTATCTATAATTCCCTTTTTTTTCATATCCGAATGTATTTCAATCAAAAGTGACAATGTATCCACAGAAAACCTCACTCTCCTATACACTTACT